CCCGCAGAGTGTTGCGCTATGCGTGCGAGTCCCCTCGCCGTGCTCCCTGGGCCTTAGCCGCGTTTTCGCGGGCGCTGACATGCAGCGGGCCGGGCTGGATTAAGCCGCGATAACCAATTCGCGCAACGCGCTCAGCATATCACGCCAGGCGCAACGACGCCGCGGAGTGCAAGCGCACGTAATCCGGTGCAATATCTGCCCACAAAACAGCGTATTTTGCATGTTCTATGCGCAGCACGGTGCCAGGCTGGCCGGCGTTCGGGCAGGTCCGCAACACGACGCGGGCGCCTATGGGGATTGCAGGGTGATCGCTCATTGCGCAGATCGTATCATATATATGTATTTGTCTTGGACAGTCAAGGACAGTCAAAGAATGTCCCTCGATGTCCTCAAATGTCACCTAGGCAGAGGCAGAGGCAGATATAAAGTACAAAAGCATTGTCCGCGCAAAAAGATGCGCCGACGCAAATGGGCATGCGCTATAATTCGGCCATGGAAAGCAGCGCCTGGAAATACCACTCGGACACCGGCCTGATCGAAAGCCCTACAGGTTTCAAGCTGGGCGACGGCTACGCGGGCAATCACGCCGGCCTCAACAATCCCGCGATGGAGAGCGCTCACATGGTCGGCCCGATTCCGCGCGGCGCATGGACGATTGGGCCGTTCCATGACGATCCAGGCGGCAAAGGGCCTGTTGTGGCGCACCTCGTGCCGATTGAGGGCACCGAGACGTTCGGCCGCGCCGGCTTCATGATCCACGGCGACAACTCAGCGCTCAATCACACGGCAAGCGAGGGCTGCATTGTCGCCCCGCGGTTCATCCGCGATCAGATCCGCGCCGGCCTGAGCGTGTGCAGCGTGCTGGAGGTGGTGTAGTGACAATCTCGCGCGCATGGGCAATCGGTATCGGCGTGGTTCTGGCGTTGACAATTGTGCTGGGTGGGTACGAGCTACTGCAGGAGCATGATGCGAGGCTCAAGGCCGAGAGCGTGCAGACTGCGCAGGCGCAGGTGATCGCTACCGCGCAAAAGAGCATCGACCAGGCAAAAGCCGATCAAGCGAAGACCGATAGCGACCAAAAAGCGCAACTCGCCGCTATCGCCGCGCAGCGCACCATCGTGGTAACCCCCCAGCAAGCCGCGGCGGTCGCCAACACGCTGCCCAATCTTCCCGCCCAGGTCCAAGTCCAGCAGGTGCCCGCCACAGCCATCACGCCGGCTTCGCAGCAAATCATGATTCCGCAGGCCGACATTCCCGCGTTCCAGGCCTACAAGCTCGACTGCGACGAGAACAGCGCTAAGCTCACCGCCTGCTCGCTCAACGCTGCCAGCGCCGCGGTGATCCAGCAGGGCATAGCCAGCCAGCTCGCCGCAGTGACCAAAGAGCGCGACAGTTGGGAGGCCACTGCCAAGGGCGGCACGTTCTGGCAGCGATTCAAGCATGATGCAATTGTGATCACGGTCACAGCAGGTGCGGCATACGCCGCCGGAAGGTTAACAAAATGAAGCTGTTTCTGCTTGCATTAGCGGTCGAGATCATCACCGCAGGCTGGTTTTTCTATCGCATCAAAGACGACACGAACGATGGTGATTTGATCCTCGGACTGCTTTTTTGGGCGATGTGCGCGTTCTATATCCTCGCCGATGGCGCATGGGGTGCGATTCTGATCTGGAAAGCGGTCCATCCGTGAGTGGCAACTGGGCAGCAGGGTTTCTCCGGTCGCAACTGAGCGACAAAGATGGCAGCGTGAGCAATACGCGCGTGATGCAATGCCTGATCATCTGCCACGTGTTGGGATGGGTCAGCGCGCTCCTGTTCTGCTACTGCCTGATTACCTACAAGACGCACGGCGTCATAAGCATGACGGACATGGTGACGTTTATTGGCTCCCTTGGCACGTTCGCGACCATGCTGATCGGAACGCTTGGGCTCATCAAAGGCGGAACGGACGTGGCAAACAACCGAGCTCCAAATGCTCAGGATCAGGTTCAACCGCCCTCAGCGGGAGCAGATGGTAAACTCTAACGCAGATTGTGAGGATTCAAAATGGTGCATTTTCTGGTGATTTCAATCGCAATTTTCTTGGCATTCAACCTGGGCGTGTGGCTGGCTCCTGTCGTGCGCGGCGACTACGCCGAGTTCAAGGCCTACGTCGAGAGCAAAATCAAAGCAGCCGAGCAGGCCGCGAAGGACAAGCTTTAACTGCGTCACTTTATAACGGGGCCGGTCTGGCAAAGGGCCGGCCTATTTTTAGAGTGAGCGCGTAATCTCTGCGGCAACCACCGCAGTATTCCGCACCCCGAAAGGAGCGCGGAGCAGTCCAGAGCAGCCCCGGTGATGAGCCGGGGTGGACCTTTGAGGGAATGAATGGGCGATTCAGAGCAGCGTGATCAAGTGCAAGAAAAGCTAGACCTGTTGCTGGATCGATTTCAGGACATATCGAACCGTCTCGCAGTGCAGAGCGTCCAGCTATTCGGCGCACCTGAAGACCAGTTCACTGCCGGCCATCTGCCCATGCTCAAGAAGGAAGTCTCAGCTTTGGATAACCGCGTGACGATCATCGAAGGCGTCCACGCGAAAGAGCGCGGCCAGTCCGGCATTGTCATTCCATTTCTGCGCTGGGTTGGTAGCGCAGCGCTCCTGACGGCCGGCGCGATGCTGCAGTGGTTCCTTGCGAGGCCAAAGTGATGGCGTCCGAAATCTATAATCCCGAAATCGCTGAAGAAATCCTGGTCCGCATGAGTGGCGGCGAGAGTCTGCGCACGATCTGTTCCGACGATGGGTACCCATGCCGCAGGACGGTGACCCGTTGGGCCGTGCGCGATACCGATGGGTTTGGGGTGCGGTATGCGGCTGCGCGTCGGGCTGGGGTTGAATCGCGGATCGAAGACGCCAACGAAATCGCTGCGGAGACGCCGACATATCTCGACGAGAACGGAAAAACCCGCATCGATGCCGCCGGCATTCAGCGCAACCGCCTGCGCGTTGACACGGCCAAATGGGAAGCCTCACACCTACTGCGCGGCGGACTTGATTATGGCGCCCCGCTGGACTACGGCGATAAGCTTGAGCATTCCGGCGACCCTGAAAGGCCCATCGGCCTCACAATCGTCAGCTCGATACCCAGGCCTGAGCGGAAGTAGTATCCTTGCGATGAGGTGATTCATGCCAGCATTCGGCGCAGTGCAAACCCCGACAGAACTTTCCAGCGGCGACAAGTTGGCCGTGCTCAACGCCGAGAACTTGGATCTGAACGCGCTCACGATGGCCGTGTCGCTGACTCCCCAACCGACTCCAGTTGTGCTGGCGATCTACAACAACAGCGGGCAAGCGGTAACGCTTGTGGCGTCGCCCGACTTCACCGCTGCTGATTACCTTCCCGTCACCGATACGGCCGGCGTGGCCGTGGCGCTCGCCGCCGGCACAGTGCGCGAGGTTGAGGTTGCGCCCGGATTGCAGTACGCGGTCAAGGCTGGTGCAGCGATCACGGCGGGGACGATTTGGCTGGCGCGATAGTCGGTTTATCGGGTTTTGAGCGCGGAATGTACGATCTGCGCAAGAAATACGATCCATACCCCATGCAGGCTCGATTTCACGCGACAACCTGCCAGTATCCATTCATGGGTGGCGCGGCCGGCCCTGGCAAGACCCTCGCCATGATCATGGAGCAGATGACGGCCTGCAATGAGTTCAATGTGGACGATGGTCCGCAGGTTCACACTCTTCTTCTGCGCCGCACTAATCCCAAGCTCGAAGCAACCGTGATTACCCGCTTCCGCGAAGCCATCGACCCGAGTCTGTATTCAAAATTCAACCTCACAAAAAGCGAGGTCACCTGGCGCAATGGGGCGACAACGCTTTTCGGTTCAATGCAGTATGACCACAACGCATGGGATTATCAGGGCCAATGGCTGCAAATTGGGTACGATGAGCTGTGCGAGTTCACGTTCAATCAGTGGATGGCTACCAGTGCCTGGAACCGATGCCCGGTCAGCCCGTACGCCAAGAAGTATGGCGCCGGAAACCCGGTGGGCATCGGCGCGCTCTGGTGTGAGGATCTCTGGGTAAATCTCGTTCCCTGCAACGGCATGGACGAGGATCAGAAGCGCGAATATCTGGCGGGAATCTATTACGAAAATGGCGTCAAGAAGCATCGCGATTACGCTTACTTTCCAGCGACTTACCTCGACAATCCTGTTTACGCGAACGATCCGACATTCCTTAAAAACCTCGCCTCCTATCCTGTTGCGGTACGCGATGCGCTCAAATTCGGCAAGTGGGGCGTGGCGGCCGGCTACTTCCGCGGCATCTGGGACGAGGCCGAGCACGTCTATGCCGATGGCGAAGTAGAGCTTCTTCCCTACTGGAAGCGCTGGATCTCTGGAAACTGGGGATACGAGCACCCAGCAGCTTTCTACAAACACTGCATGGACGATAAGGGCGTCGTCTACACCTACGATGAAATGGTAGTACAGCACCAATCTCCTGAGGTTTTGGCCGAATCTGTTGCCAACTGGGCTATTGACGATGATGGTTCCATGCCAAAATTTATCAGTTTTCCGTTCTCGTTCGATGCACAGCGGTCGATGGCGACCAGCACAATGGGCGCAGAGCCGAACTCAATCGCCGCCCGCATGACCCCAATTCTCCGCGCCGCTGGCATCCCCGAACCATATCCGAGCACACGGGACAAGGTGGGGCGCGATAGCCTGATGCGTGAGCGCCTGGAAAAGCGCATCTGCCTGGGCGAGAGCGCGGATGGTCATTTCATCGAGGTTCCCAACTGGAGAATTAGCAGGCGCTGCAAGGAGTTGATTCGCGTGATTCCAATCGCCAAGGCAGATGATAAAGATCCTGAGAAGATCGAGCCAGTAAACGATGGCTCAGACAGCCCGCTGCAGGGCGCAGGGTACGGGCTGTACGGAATTTGGGGAAAACCTGCTAAGATTCCCTCGTCTGTGAGGCGCGCCGAGCTGGCGGCGTCTATCATTGAGCCTAACGCTACGCCAACAGCCGAGCAAATGACCAATTTGGCTATGGCGATGCGCAAGTTTGGAAGTGATGAGCGCAACAAACCAAAGCGGAGGGGAAGATGGTCGGTACGATAATCTTGGCAGTTCTTTGGGTCATAAGCGGATGGGCATTCAACGACTTCGCCAAGCGCTCCCGGAAAGAGATTGCAGACCTGAAGCGCGAGAACTTGACGCTGGCAAAGGTATCCCAGGCCCACCATAAGCGAATGGATGAGCTATGGAAGCAGGTGGACCTGCTGCTGCTTGAGCGCGAACAGCGCGAAAAGCGTTTGACAGCGGAAGCCGAAAAGCCGAAGATTATTGCGAAACCAGCCGCGCCAAAGCGTGTAAACTGGCATCAGGCGCGTGAAGCGCTGGAAAATCGCGATGCACCGGAGGAAGAATGACCCACGTCACAGATGAGCGGAAAGCGCAGTTGGATGCCGCAGCGGAAGAGCGAGCAGCATGCTTGGAAGAAGTCAAGCATCCGGTAGCTGGCGTTCATGTCCAGAGTTTGATTGACGAGCCGGAGTCCTACCACGCGGGCCAGTTGACTCCCGCCTACCATGTGCCGGGCAATGTGGAACGCAATCCCCTGTTCCCGCTGACCACGGAATCAATCCAGGAGGCTGCGACCGAAGGAGTCGAGTTGATCCCCTCCTCCCCCAGCGCCGCCGATCTTGAATTGGGAGAGGGGACATTGCCGAAAGGCGTTGAATCCATCAAGTCGACAGGGATATTCGCAGAGCCCAGCGCCGCCACTTCCTTCGTCGCCGGCACAGGCGATGCGCCTCCGGAAGGTGCAGAGATCCCGGAAATCATAAAGGAGGCCGCTCTGGTCGAGCCGGTGGACCCTACGCTGACCGCCATCGATTCCTCCACACTCACGCACGAGGAAGAATCACCTGCTGGCAACGTGATTGCACCGAACCCCGAGACGACTGAAGAACAGGAGCAACCCCTTGGAAATGCCTAAATCCCTTTCGCGCCTTGGCAGCCGCCGTAGTGAAGCTGCACCCGAACCGACCAAAGCACCCGTGAACGTCGAGAACGGCGAGCAGCCCGAGGGCGACCATATGCACGCTGCCGCCGAGTCCCTGCACGCCGCTGACCCCGGCTCCAAGCACATGGTTGTCTCGCATGACGGCTATGCGTATAAGTCGCACGGCATCCGCGAGGACGGCACACATGACCCGGAGCAGGGCGCGCACGATGCGCAAAACATCGAAGAGCTGAAACCGAGGCTGATGAAGTTCTTTGACGAGGAAGCTCAGGAGCCCAGCGAGAAGGGCGAAGAGCCGGAAGAGAACCAGAGCCTTTACTGAGGAGAAATTCGCATGATCAAGCCCACAGTGGGCCGCGTAGTCTTGTACTACCGGCACGGCAAGACGCAATTTGACGCGAACGAGCAGCCCGAGGCGGCAACGGTCGCGTATGTCCACTCTGACACGATGATTAATCTGTCTATAGTTGATCACAATGGGGTGCAGTTCCCCGCAACCAGCGTCTTTCTGTACCAGGGGGATGGTGATCGTCCGCAGGGTTCTTACGCTGAGTGGATGCCTTACCAAAAGGGTCAGGCCGCAAAAACTGAAGCCCTCGAAGCCGCGCTCAAGCAGTAAACAACCGGGCAATCTGCCCACCATGGAGAATGCAAATGAAGCTGTTTCGCTCGCTCGTTTCCCTGATCGCTGTAGCCGGATTCGTCGGCGTGCCAGCGTTTGCCCAAAACCCCGCCGTGTTTGGCGGCGTTGCCAATGCGTACTCGTTCGCCTACGGCCTCAACTCGCTTGTGCCGCCCTTGCAGATTGATTCGACGCTGGTCACGAACGGCGCCGGCGTCGCCACCTTCACCGTCGCCTTCGGAACCGTTGCTACCAGCGATGGCACCCTGATTACTCCGCTTTCCACCGCTGCGCCGGTTACTGTAGGCACTGGGGCGAATGCGGAGACGGTGACGCCTAGCGCGGTGAGCTGCCGGACCCCGCAGGTATACCAGTCCTGCTCGTTCACGGCTACCTTTGCTTATCCGCATGGTACAGGTGACAGGGTCACCAGCGGAACCTACGGTATCGCCGAGGCGCAGATTTACGTCACCAACAAGTGGGGATACGGACTGGTCGCCATTAGCCCTCAACTGCTCAATATGGCAGGCATCGCGTCCGGCCACACAGCCTCGAATGCGTTTATCGTGGCCATCAAGTCGGCGTCGGCCACGGCCACGGTGCTCGACTGGGGCGGCGGTGTCGGCGCACTGTCGTATACGGCAGCGGTCGGCAGCGTCCTGGCTTCCACGACTCACGTCATCTACTAATGCCAGCCGTCTCCAAGAAGCAACGCGAGGCCATGGCCATCGCGGAACACGACCCCGGCAAGCTCAACCCAGCGAACCGGGGCCTCCTTGCGATGTCGCACAAGCAACTGCACGAGTTCGCGGACACCAAAGAGACTGGACTGCCGGAGCGCAAGGGTAGCATGATTTCGGCGCGGAGGAAACGTAAATGAGCCTGTTGACTGCCAAGAGACGGAACAGTCTGCCGAGTTCGGATTTTGCGGGACCGGATCGGTCGTATCCGGTTGAAAATAAAAGCCACGCTCGGAACGCCCTCGCTCGCGCATCTGGCAAGCCGGTAGAGGCAGAGATTCGCGCCAAGGTCCACAGCAAGTATCCCGAAATTGGCGAAGGAAGCATGATTTCCCGCCGAAAGAGATCGTAAGCCATGATCAACGCCGCTGCACTCTCGCCCGCACAGAAGGTCGATTATATCCGCGACCAGATTATGCAGGTGCGCGCAAACCTGCTCACGTTCATCACCTGCCCGTACTGTGGTCACGAGAACACGCCGGTCGATGAGCACGTATGCTGCAAGCTGTTTGGCGAGGCCAGCCTGGCGGTGATCGACCGCATGGACAAGCAGGCCGCGATTGACTTCCTGAACACTGTGCAGGATAAGGTAAACTGAGCGCATGGCGACATTGCCCACCATCGAAGAACCCACCGCGCCAAACGATGGCGACCAGGCCGTAGAAGATCACCCCGCAGAAATCCAAGACCCCAACGAGCCACCAACCTATGGTGAGCGCAACTGCTATCTGCCTGAGCAACTCAAGAACGCTCTGAAAGTGGCGCTGGAGTCGCTGGCCACAAAGGAGCTTTATGATAGACGACGCGAAGTTATGCGCGACCGGCGCAACCGCTATTACCGCAAGGGATTCCAGCATATCTATGAGAACCGCCAGACTGGCATGTTCGCTGTGGGCGTCGCCGGCGAGTCCGTTGCAGTGGGCAGCGGCTTTATCGAATGCCCGCAGTACATTGGGGATTACAACATTGTGCGCCCTACAGAACTCGTCATCGAATCCGTACTTACGCAGAACCCTCCCGGCATCGACTTCCGCCCCAACACGCAGCAGACAGAAGACTTAGAAGCGGCCAACACCGCTGAGATTTACCGGGAATTCTTCGACCGCTCGAACGACTCCAAAGGTATCCAGCTCAAGATCGTGCAGCACATGTGCGAGAGTGGCCGCACGGTGGTTTCGGTCAACACCGAGGCCAATGCGCAGTTATGGGGTATGAACGACGACGGCGAGGCTAAGCAGAACGAGACAGCGCATGTTTGGGGCACGCTTGAATCCCGCGTCTTCCCGCTGACGGCGAAGTGCCAAAACGATCTTGATGCGGTGATCCTCTACAACGATCCCACTGTCAACTCCGCGAAGATGCAGTATCCGCACATCGCCAAGAAGGTCAAGGGCGATTCGTCCGGCATCTGCGAGAACGCTTACGAGCGCATCGCGCGACTCGGAGTCTTGCAGGGCACCCGGCGCTATGCGCAGGTTGGCGATGCCATGACGCATCTCGCCGTGCGCGCAAACTGCTATTTGCGCCCCTGCAACTTCCTTGACGACAAGTTTGATGATCCATACGAGCTATTCGCGGGCGACAAAGAGCACGACATTCCGCCCGACGCGCCCGAACAGAACACAGTGAAGGGCGGTCCACGTGATGGCGAACCATTCACGGTGCGCGACAAGCTGAATCAGCTCTTCCCTGATGGTGTACACTGCGTTTTCCTGGGCAAACAGTACGCCGAGGCCTGGGCTGAGTCGATGGACGACGGGCTGGTGATCGGCTTCCCCTACGAAGGCGACGGCATGGCGCGGGAAGCGATCATGGATGACTCGATTGTCATTCAGGACTTCTTTAATGACATCATGAACTCGCTGCGGGAGGCGCAAGACCTGGGCTGGCCGCGGACTCACATATCCGCCGAGGACGATGAATTCGACGCGCTTCAGGATCAGCGCAGTGAGCCTTACGCTTTTTCCCTCAAAAAGGCTCGCACCGGCATGAAGCTGGAAGACGACTTCTTCCGCGAGCCCGATTTGGTGCTGCCCGCTTCGCTCGTGAGCCTGATGGAGTACCTGGCAGGTCCATTCCTGCAATTCGTGCTTGGTACGCCCCCGGCGCTGTTCGGCGCCAGCATGGAGGACCAGAAAACCGCTTCGGGCTACGCGCAGGCTAAGAATCAGGCGATGGGCGTCAAGGGCATACCCTGGATGAGCGTCCAGTGGATCATGGCGCGCATGTACTACCTCGCCGCGTTGAAGGCCAGCAAGAATCCGGACCACGCGGAACAGATTTTGGTGCCCGTAAAGGGCCAAACGCAGGTTTTGAAGCTCGAAAAACTGACAAAAGGCAAATTTGGAGCATTTCCAGACGAAGATTCGAGTTTTCCGGAGTCCACTTCCGCAAAAAGAGCACTTTTGCAGCAACTCATGACGGTTGCAACGCAAAACCCACAGATTTCCGCGCAACTGCTCGGCGACGTGTACAACTGGGAGATTATCTGCCAGATTTTCGGATTCAAAGAGCTTCAGCTCATGGAAGCGGAGTCTGCAAAGAAGCAAATGCGCGAAATCGAGGAGCTTTTGGATCAATCCCCGATCCCGCCAAGCCCAGAAGAGATGCAGGCGTATGCGCAGCAGCAATCGCAGATTCTCCAGCAGCACGCGGCCGCCGCTTTGATGGCGCAACAGCAGGGATTGCCGGAACCGCCCGCGCCGCAGCCGCCGAAGATGATCGACCTGGGCGACGGGCAGCAATACCCCGAAGACCTGCTCAAGCCGTCGATTGAGGTTGACGATTTGGACTTCCACCAGTGGGAGGGTCCTTGCGCGCAGAATTGGCTCTCCACCGAGGCCGCATGGCGCGAATTGAACGTAGGCCGACCCGGCGCGGATGGTACGCCCATGCCGAACGTCGCGGGCGTCGAGAATGTAAAATTGCATG